AAGCTGGAGGACTTCTAAATGCCCTTAATAATACCTGGTAATAGTCAAGCATCTACTGGATACACAATAGACCAATCAATTAGATTTAATGATAATGATAGTGCTTTTATGAAAAAAGATTATAGTGGAGATGGTTCACAAACTACTTTTACTCTCAGTGGTTGGTTTAAGTTAGGTGTTTTGTCTAGTACACATTGTTTATTTGCAACAGGATATTTAAATGGTACTACAGCAGATTTTGCATTATATATGAATGGTGATCAGATATATTTTTATGGTAGTTATAATGGTACAAACTCACAGGCTAATAGATTAGAAACTACACAATTTTTTCGTGACCATTCAGCTTGGTATCATATAGTATTTGTAGCTGATACGACTAATGCACTTTCTGGAGAAAGATTACGATTGTATGTAAATGGAAGCAGAGTAACAGCATTTGATACAGAAACTTATCCATCTCAAAATGATACTTTAAGATGGGGTGATGCAACATACACTCATGCTATTGGTGCATCAGGTGATGATACAACAAGTTTAAATTCACAAACACCAAGATTTCATTATGATGGTTATATGGCTGAAATACATTATTTAGACGGCTATGCTTATGACCCTAGCTATTTCGGTTTATTTAATGATTCTGGAATCTGGATACCCAAAGAATATACTGGTAGTTATGGCACTAATGGATTTAAAATTGATGGCAGAGATGCATCTGATTTAGGAGATGATGAATCAGGAAATGGTAATGATTTCAGTACAAGCGGACTTGCCTCACATGATTTTTGCCTTGACTCACCTACGAATAATTTTTGTGTATTAAATCCAATAAGCAAACCTTCTTATGGTTCTTATATGAATAGAAATGTTACTGGTGTAAATTTACAAGTTACTGAAAATGGAGATGGTGCTGTTCAATCTTATGGTTATGGAACTTTTGTAATTAGTAGTGGTAAATGGTATTATGAATTTTACACAAACACATATCCAGCAGCTAATGCTATTGGTTTTGGTTGGATTGAATTAGAAAATGCAATGACAGCAACGGATTCAGGAAGTAGTTGGAAAACTCCAGGAATGAATCAACGACATACATCAAGCTCTTATTCTAGTTGGATGTGGGGTTTAAATAATCAAACAGCAACTGGTTTGTCTGAATTTGGACAAGGTGTGGTAATTGGAGTTACTACTGACTTTGATAATAATACATTTACATTAACAAAAAATGGTAGTGCATATGGTTCAGTAGACTTTGACTCTGTATCTCCTACTTACACTTTAAGTGGAGTTGAACATCTTCCATTACTATTTTTTGGTGCAGATGGTGCATCACTAGCAACATTAAATTTTGGACAGGATTCTACATTTAATGGTGCACTAAGTGCTGGAGGTAATGCTGATGGAAATGGACATGGAAATTTTAAATATGCAGTACCAAGTGGTGCATTAGCAATTTGTTCAAGGAATGTAGGGAGTTAATATGGCAGCACCAACAATACCAAATGGCGAAGAACATTTCTTCCCAATTATTTACGAGGGAAACGGAGCTGGGCAACGTGTCGGTAAGTTCGTACCTTTTACAGATAGTGGTACGATTGCTAATAGTGTTATTTATAATAGGGCTGACACTCCCAAGTTATCAAGAACTCCAAGTAGTGATGGAAACAGACGAACATTTACAATTAGTTTTTGGTATAAACCAACGGATTCAGGAACACGAAGATTTACTTTTTCTGCAGACACTGATACCAGTAATTATTTTATTTTTGAGTTTGATACCTCTAATAGAATTGATATTCAAGAATATCTTGGTCCAACTTTGAGATTACAAACAACTAGAACTTTTGAAGATACTTCAAAATTTTATCATTTTATGTTAGCAGTAGACACAACTCAATCCACATCAAGTGACAGACTAAAATTGTATGTAGATGGAGATCAAATAACTAGTTTTGGAGTAGAAACATATCCGTCATTAAATTTAGAGACAAAAGTCAATTCAACAAGTTATCCAATGGGAGTTGGTTCATTTACTTCTTCAACATCCTTTTGCACTGGTGGTTATTTAGCAGAATATAATTTCGTTGATGGTACAGCACTAACACCATCAACCTTTGGAGTCACTGACACCTCAACTGGCAGATGGATACCCAAGACATTAACAGGTATCACTTATGGCACCAATGGATTCAGATTACAGTTCGGATCATCAAGTGCACTTGGAGACGACACCAGTGGAAATACAAATGATTTCAGTGTTGCAAACCTTGTAGCTGGAGACCAGACCACCGATAGTCCGACACAGAATCATGCGATATTATCAGCTAACCCTACTTCTGGAACTGCGACTTTATCTGAAGGAAATTTAAAAATAGCTGGAACTGGTAGTAGTGTATATGGTGTTAGGCGAGCAACCTTTTTAATTAATAGTAATGATAGTAATGGTTATTATTTTGAAGCTAAAAATGTTGGTAGTTCTACGGATAATATAAATATAGGTCTTATATCATCACAAAATGCTTTAAGTGCGTCAGCTTATGGTGGCTCTAATTCTTATGGAATTGCATCAAGAGGAAGTGGTGGGTCAAATCAATACTGGCGAGTTTTAGGTGGCTCAACTGATGTAACGACAAGTGTTTCTCATGCATCAAATGATGTTATTGGTGTTGCTATTAAACAAGGTAAAATATGGTTTGCTATTAATAATACTTGGGTATTAAGTGGTGACCCAGCTAATGGAACAAATTCATTTTTTGATATGAGTTCAAAAGCAGGTGAATTTCAAATAGCATTTAATGTATTTCAAAATAATACACTAGATGTAAACTTTGGTCAAAAATCTTTTACCTACACCCCACCAACTGGCTTTGTGGCTTTACAACAAGACAACTTGCCAGAGACTGCAAAAGGGGTGAGTGGATTTACTTGGTTAAAGGATAGAGACAATTCAACAAATCATTATCTTGTGGACTCAAGTCGTAATTATAAAAATGCTTTGTATTCTAATGCAACTGATGCAGAAGTTTTTTTAACAGCAGGTCTAAGAAATCCATTGAAGGGTGGTTTTGAAGTTTTAGATGGTAACCCTGTTAATGGTAGTGGTCGTAGTTTTGTAGCTTGGAACTGGGTAGCAAACGGAGGAACTACTGCAAGTAATTCTAATGGTTCAATTACCTCAGTTGTCCAAGCTAATCAAACGGCAGGCTTCTCAATCGTACAATATACTGGAACTGGTAGTGCAGGAACAGTTGGTCATGGGTTATCCAAAAAATTGGATTGGGTTATGGTGAAGTCAAGAAGTAATGATACAGGGGATGGTTTTGGTATTTACCATTCTGGAATGACTAGTGCATCTTATTATTTAGCTTTAAATAGTACAAATGAAGAAAGAAACGCATCTGTTGTTTGGAATGGAACAGCACCAACGAGTTCAGTTTTTTCAATTGGAACTGCAACAGGAACTAACACAAGTTCAGCTACTTACATTGCCTATTGTTGGCACGGAGTTGATGGCTTTAGTAAGTTTGGGAAATATGTAGGCAATGGATCAGCAAGTGATGGTCCATTTATTTACACAGGATTTAAACCAGCTTGGGTTATGTGGAAAGCAACAGATGCTGAAGGTTGGTATATTTATGATACAACAAGAAATACTTATAATGGTCTTGGATTTTTATTAAGACCAGATGTATCAAATGCTGATTATAATTATGGTATAAGTGAAGGTATAATTTCACTTTCAAATGGATTTAAAGTATATGGTAATAGTGGATGGCATAATACTTCAGGACAAGATTACATCTACATGGCATTTGCAGAACATCCATTCGTTGGGGACGGAACAAACCCTGTGACTGCGAGGTGATATGCCTCTAATTCGTATTCCCTTTAAAGGTGGTTTCAACAAACAAATAACAAAAAGTGAGGCATCTAATCAATGGACAGATGGTGACTTTGTTCGTTTTCGTTATGGTGAACCTGAAAAAATAGGAGGCTGGCAACAAGCGGTATCAACAACTTTACCTGGAGTAGCAAGAGCCTCACACATTTGGACTGACAGAGATGGCACGGAATACATAGCTATAGGCACAA